CGTGATGTTGCTGTTGTTTTAAACAATGTGCAATATGAAGATGAGTGGGACGACAGTTTCTATGAGCGTAGATACATTGTATATACTCTCAATTTCACAATGAAGTCTTATCTCTACGGTCCTTATAACACTGCAGACGTTATCAAGAAAGCAATCATTCACGAAACGCTTGGTGATACATCTGTCAATCGTAGAACTATTACTAGAACATACACACCCAAAGCAAAAACAGATATTAACACAGATGGTGTCATTGATGTCAATGATGATGCACTTCTGGATGCTGGTGATGACTTTGGATTTAATGAAGGAATTGAATTCTTATGAGCAGTCTAGAAGAAAACATGGAGGACATCCTCAACATCAGTGCTGAACCTGTAAGTGAACCAATCAAACCTGCTCCTCCTAAGGTCGATAAGGACGACCGTACAAAGGATTACGAGTATACCAGGGGTGAACTATACTCACTCATAGATCAGGGTCAGGAGGCGGTCAGAGGCGCTTTAGAGGTCGCTCAGGAAAGTGGGCACCCAAGAGCGTATGAAGTCGCTGTAGCGGCAATGAAGCACGTTGCAGACATGACTGAGAAACTCCAAGACCTACATAAGAAGATGAAGGATCTTGACGAAGAAAAGAAAGGTCCATCCAAGGTCACCAACAACGCTATGTTTGTTGGTAGCACTGCGGAGCTACAGAAGATGCTCAAGCAAATGGGAGGAGGCAAACGATGAACGTAGTTAAACTATTAGGGGAAGCAATTGCTCTCTCAACTACTGGTAATAATATTGACAGTGGTACAAGAATTCTACTACAGCACAACCATGCTGGTGGTAACGCTCACCTAGTTACACTGAAGAATGCTGGCGGCACAACACTAGGTAGTCTCTATGTCGCACCACATAGACCAATTGTAATTGAGAAGGAAGCGACTGATACTCTAGAGACAGAGAATGCTGTTACTGATCTCTATGCTACCTCAGTATCTCATTTTGGCTAAATAGATTGGTAAACCCTGTCGTTTATCATGAGAACATACGGAGAGATTAAACATCTTGCTGAGGCAGTTCTAGCAGAGAAAGAGGAAAAGCAGAAGGAAGAGAAACGCTTCTGCAAACTCTGTCAGAAACCTGAGACTAGAGATGAGTGTTCTTACGGAGAGAAAGCTTGGGATAGATTTGCAGTTCCCATTCAATCCGTTAAGCGAGAGGAAACGGAATTAGAAGAAGGTGCAGCCTGGACAAAAAAGTCTGGCAAGTCAAAGTCTGGTGGTCTTAACGAGAAAGGCAGAAAATCTTACGAGAGAGAAAATCCTGGAAGCGACCTTAAAGCTCCAAGCAAGAAGGTTGGAAATCCCCGTAGAGCATCGTTCTGCGCTCGAATGAAGGGCATGAAAAAGAAGTTAACCAGCAAAAAAACTGCCAGCGATCCTGATAGCAGGATCAACAAATCACTACGTGCGTGGAATTGCTGACATAAGTCATAAAAATATTATTAAGAACGCGAATAATTACTTATTGAACCTATAATTAGTAATGAGTTTTGACATGAAAATGCGTCTCAATGACACTGATATCACACGTCTTATCAACGCTTGTCTACTCTACCAAGAGAGGACGGGTAGCGAGTGGGTGTGGGAACAATATGATGACTTGATCAATAAGCTCAACACTTATAGAGATCAGTATTCTACAGAAGAATGAAATTTATTTTCGCGTTTTTAGCTACACTATTCCTAGCAGCACCCGCATGGGCAGTCGATGTTCAAATGGGTTACGATGGTAACCTAGTTTTTGAACCATCAGAAGTGACTATCGCTGCAGGAGAATCGGTTCACTTTGTAAACAACATGCTGCCACCTCACAATGTGGTTGTAGAAGATCATCCTGAGATTTCTCATGAAGGTCTTGCAATGATGCCTGGTGAAGAGTTCGATGTAACTTTCTCTGAAGCAGGTGACTACACTTATTGGTGCGGTCCACATAAAGGTGCAGGCATGATCGGCACGGTACATGTAGAATGAGAAAATTCAACACTGTTGTTTTAGACATCACTGTTGCAATACTTGACTTCCTTTATCAAGGAAGAGACTATCCACGCTTTTGGGTGCTTGAGGAAATTGCTCGGGCACCCTATTTTGCGTTTCTGAGTGTATTGCACTTCAGAGAAAGTATGGGACTTCGTGGTCCCGAACATCTGTATTTGATGAAAGAGCATTTTGCACAATCAGTCAATGAAACAGAACATCTTGAATATATGGAAAGCAGGGGCGGTAATGCTTATTTTATCGATCGCTTTGTCGCCAAACACCTCGTCCTTATCTATTATTGGGTCAATGTGGTTTATTACTGGATGGCTCCTGTGTCTGCATACCATTTGTCTTACGAAGTAGAGGTTCACGCCGCTACTACATATGCTAAACACTTAGCACTAAATGGTCACGATGATAAGATCCTTGAGATCTTAAATGACGAACTAGCACACAGTAAAGAGTTACAAACAGCAATGGAGATTATTAAATGAAAGTTGGAATGATTGGACTAGGACGGATGGGCGAAGGTATGTCCCGCCGTCTCATTAAAGCAGGACATGAAGTTCATGGATATAGGAACAATTATAAGAAAGCAGAGGAACAATTTGAAAAGGGTTATATCAGTGGATGTGCCACTTCTTTGGAAACTCTTGTTCAAGTAGTACATGAGGGATCACCTATGACTGGTCAAGTACCAGGAGTATTCATGATGGTGGTCCCTGCAGAAACAGTAGAGGATACACTCAATGACTTACTACGATATTGTCGTGAAGGCGACATTATTATTGATCATGGCAATTCCAATTTTAAGGACAGTCGGAAAAGGGCAGAGCGCCTTTCTAAACTTGGCATCCAATATATTGACTGTGGTACTAGTGGTGGTGTTTATGGTCTGGAGCGTGGATACTGTCTTATGGTTGGGGGCGGAGATACTGCAGTCGCCACTTGTGCGCCTATTTTCAACGCACTCGCACCAGGCATCTCTGCCGCCGAACGTACACAACCTGGCGATTACGTTAGGCAGTCTGAACTAGGTTGGTTGCATTGTGGTGGTCCTGGCGCTGGTCACTTTGTGAAGATGGTTCACAATGGAGTTGAGTATGGTATCATGCAAGCATATGCCGAAGGTTTTAATATTCTAAAGGAAGCAAATGCAGGATCAAAATACGTCAAAGAAGGAGACGCTGAGGTTGCGCCTATGGAAGACCCTGCATCCTATTGCTATGACATTGACACTGCTGAGGTGGCTGAGCTTTGGCGTCGTGGTAGCGTTGTTGGTTCTTGGTTACTCGATCTTACCGCTACTGTACTACGCCGCGATAGAGAGCTTGGCGATTTCGATGGGGGAGTTAGCGACAGTGGTGAGGGTCGTTGGACTGTTCACGCTGCTGTGGATCTTGGCGTTCCCGCTCCTGTCCTTAGCACTGCACTATTTGAGAGGTTCAACTCTAGAAGACTAGGTAATTATGCAAACCGTATTCTGAATGGAATGCGCTATATGTTTGGTGGTCATGACGTTCGCTAATGTTCTTGCAATCTTGGCAGTACCCTTTGTATGTGCCACCATCGCATTTGGACGATTTAAAGGTGAAACGGTATATTACGAATCGGAGGATTACAAAGGAAATGGAACCGCCCACTAGTAAAGGCATTGTCATCTTTGGTGCAACAGGTGACTTATGCAAAAAGAAACTAATTCCTGCACTGTATAAACTCTGGGAGAAAAAACTTCTCCCAGAAAATTTTTTAATCACTGGTTGTGCTAGGAGAGCTCCTACCGCTGCACAGTGGAAAGAAAATCTTGGTGATTATCCTGATGAATTTCTACAACAACTAGATTACATTTCTGCAGATCTGGACAATGTTGATACTCTCCGTCACCTTCCTGATTACCTTCACGATAATACCTATTTTCTCTCGGTTCCTCCAGAAAGGTACGCTAACGCAATCGTCAATCTTAAAGAAGCAGGTAAACTCAATGACCCCGACGCATCCCGTGTGGTTATTGAAAAACCCTTTGGGTACGATTATAAATCTGCTGATCATTTATCAGCTGTGGTTGCTAGACATCTACGCGAAAAACAAGTATATCGCATTGACCATTATCTTGGCAAAGATACTGTTAATAACATACTTGCTACTAGGTTTAGTAATATTTTGCTGGAACCACTTTGGAACCGCACTTTCATAGACGAGGTTCAGATCTTTGCAACTGAAACTATTGGTTGTGAAGGTCGTTCACAATATTATGAGACTGCTGGAGCAGTCAGGGATATGCTGCAAAATCATATCCTACAAGTTCTTGCTTTGGTAGCGATGGATGCACCATCAAAACTAAATGCTAGGGAAATCAGACGTGAGAAGACAAAAGTTCTCGCCGCCACTAGACTATCACAGAACATTATTTTAGGACAATACGATGGCTACCGTAGTGAAGAGGGGGTTGATCCTAACAGTGGTACTCCTACCTATTGTGCTGGTACTTTATTCGTCGATAACTGGCGTTGGACGGGAGTTCCTTTTAACATAATGACTGGCAAGAAAATGCCATATCAGTGTGTAGAGGTAGTTATCAAACTAAAAGCACCACCACTACAGTTGTATGAGAACCACGAGTTTAACGATAGGATTGTCATGCGTCTCCAACCCAACCCACATTTAGACATTAGGATGGATATCAAAAGTCCTGGACTAAATGATGATGTAGAGACAGCAACACTAACACATGCATACCCACAAGACCGAGCAATTGATGGATATGAGAAACTCCTTTATGATGCTATCAATGGTGATCAATCGCACTTTGTACATGCAGACGAAGTAATGGAGAGTTGGAGGATCGTAGATGATCTTTTGTGTACTGGTGATAGTTGCCCAATTCGCACTGTCCCTTACCTGTACACTAGCGGTGCATGGGGACCGATGCATAAAACGCAATTCTTAACTGATTGGGATTATCCAGCATGAAAAAAGATGACGAAGAAAAGAAAAAACGAATAGAACAGATTAGTAAGCATCTTCATCCACATGACGATGAACCTGATCCCACTGCTCACATGGGGAACTACAACTTTCCTCAAATGCTTTTCGCTTTCTGCCTTGGAGTTGCAACTATGTTTGTTGCAGCTGTTAATGAGATAGACAAATTCAAAGGTTGTCCTTTACCTGCTTATTTTGATGAACCACGTTCAACTGTTCGTTAGATCTGTTATGCAAACCCCTTGGTGCCTTGGCGTCATGGGGTTCTTTCTTGTGTTCGTTCCTATCATTGGTATGCACCTTGTCCATAAATATGGATGGGAACACTGGGAACCTTTCGGGAAGAAACATGTATCGGGAGGAACACCTACAGAAGAAGAGTGATGAATGCGCCAATCTTTGGAGGGAGTGGTTTCTCTTGTATGAAAAAAAGCATTAGGGGCACCAGAAGCACGGCGTGCCTGGTGTGAGTGTTGTGATGAGTTCAGTATAATGTGTCATCACGAAGCTACAACCAACCCTAGATATAAAGATATAAAAGGATATTGGAATGAACCTCCTCCTCCGCCCCCTGAATGATATCAATGATCCTACTTGGAGTATCATAATCAGTTTACTGATACTCCTAGCAGGAGTTTCATGGGTAATCAAATATATACTAGGTATTGACGCAAGAGAGGCGCAAGAGCATGGGAGCGATGACACCCCCAAGTCGTAAGAGTTGTTACAACTTTCGCGTGGTATCGATAGATAAAGTGTTGGACGGAGATACCATCGATGTCACAATTGATCTCGGTTTTGACCTTTATAAAAAAGAGAGAGTTAGA